TACAGATTTGAGAAAAGGTGCAAAGAAAAAAACAAAAAAGAAAAAGTAAAAGGAAGCAACCATATAAATATGGAGTTCCTGCTAAGTACACTAAAGGTTCTAAGAACCCTAAGAAAAAAGCAGCAGAAATAAAAAGAACTGCAAAGCTATATAAAGCAGGTAAAAAAATAAATTTAAAAGCAGTAGAAAAATCTCGTGTTAAACAAGCTAAGAAAAGGAGAAAGTAAAATGGCGTATGGAAAAATGAACGCTGGTAAAAAGCCTAAAAAGTCTAAAATGAAAAAAAGTTCTAGACCTAAAATGAAAACTAAAAAAGGAACTAATGCTAAGAAAGTTAGTTCTAGGTATTAATAATGAATGGAATGGAAGGATTAGCTGAGTTAGGTTTCGCAGGTTTAGCTGCTGTGCTTTTATTCACCGTATTTAAGTGGATGACTGGAGAGCTTACTAAAAAATTAGATAGGCTTGAAAGTATAATAATAAAGTTAATAGATTCTAAGAATAGTATGAAAGATGAATTTAAAGAACTTAATGATGAAGTAACTGACCAATTAAACTATATAGAAGCAAAGATAGGTAATGGTCGTGGTAGCAAACAAAAGAGAAAGGCTGGAGCATGAACGTAGGTAAATTAATTCTTAATTACATTACTGATGAAGAAGTTGAAAAACAGGTTATTAAAAAGTTAAATGAAAATATTAATATTCCTATTATCAATGAGAAAACAGAAGAAAAAATTTTGAAAGCAGTATGGAGCACAGTAAGTGAAGTATTAGAAAGTGTTCTTACTAAGGAAAAGTAATGCCTAGATTTAGTAAAAAATCTTTATCTAAACTAGAGACTTGTGATAAACGTTTACAAGATTTGTTTTTACGTGTAGTAAAAAAGTTTGACTGTACAATTATTGAAGGTCATAGAAGTAAAGATAGGCAAAACAAATTATTTAATGAAGGAAAATCAAAGCTGAAATATCCCAAAGGTAATCATAATGCAACACCAAGTAAAGCAGTGGACGTAGCACCTTATCCAATTGATTGGAATGATAGAGAAAGGTTTACATACTTTGCAGGTTATGTTGTAGGTATAGCTTATCAAATGGGATTAAAAATCAGATGGGGAGGAGATTGGGATATGGATACCCAAGTTAAAGATAATAACTTTGACGATCTACCTCATTTTGAAATCAGAGATGTATGAAGGCTGTAGAACAAGTTGTAATATTTCCTGATTTACATTTTCCACTACATGATGAAAAAGCATTTAGGTGTGCTTTAAAAGTATTGGAAATAGTTAAACCATCTGCTTTTCTTTGTATAGGAGATATTGCTGAAGGAAGTTCAGTTTCACATTGGATGTGGAAAAAAAAGAAAAGACCTCCTTTAGAATATCAACTACCTTCTATTAAAAAAGAAGTTAAGGAAGTAAATAAACATTTTGATAGGATTGATGAGGTATTAGATAAAACAAATGTTAAAACAAAACTATTTGCACAAGGCAATCATGAAGTTTGGTTTGATAACTTTGTAGAAGAAAATCCTTATCTAACAGAATATGGAAGTAAAAAAGTATTACGAATTAAAGAACGTGGTTACAAGTGGTATGATTATGGTCTTGAATTTAAAATTCTTAATAGTAAACTGTATGCATACCATGGGGGTCATTGGTCTGGTATTAACCATACAAGGTCTCATGTCCAAAATTTGGGAGTTAATATTATTTATGGGCATACTCATGATGCAATTAAAAGTGTTGTTTCACACTTGGATGGTGCAAAGATGGCACATTCTTTAGGATGCTTATGTGATATGAATAAAGAATTTTTAAAAAATAGAGCTACTAATTGGACACATAATATGGCAATACTAGATATATATAAAGATGGTTTCTTTAATTTAAATGTTATGACTATTATAGATGGTAGAACATCATTAAATGGAGAGTTAATTAAATGACTACAGAGTTAAAAGAGAGCTCTGGAATTAAATTCAGCCTTAGTTTTCTCATTCAAATAATTACAGCTATCGTGCTTGGAGTTTGGGGCTACAGTCAGTTGGATTCCAGAATTAGTTTTTTGGAAACAATTACATCTAGTAATAGTCAACATATTGAATCTATACAAACTGAACAAGCTAATTCACAGGACCAGCCTATAAGTTCAGACCACATACAAAATACCTCTCTTCGTTTTCTTGAAAGAGAGATGGCAAAGCATGAAGCTGAAATAATTAGATTAAGAGATTTAATCTATGATATGAAATGAGTTCACTTGGAGGATTATTTAAATACTTAACTGATATGAAAGTGTTAAAAGGTATAAATCAAGAACGTAGAAAACATTATGGTAAAAAAAAGAAAAAGAAAGTAAAGAATGCCAAAAGCTCTAATAAGCGTAAATAGATTTAATGCAGGTTTAGTTAATGCTACTAATGCTAGAGATATTCCTGATAATGCATTATCATTAGCAGATAATATTATTCTTGATGAAAGAAATAGTATTAAACCATTAGGTGGTAATATTACACATCAAGATGTACCATCTACTCAAGCAGGTGGAATTGCTGCAGGTTCTGGAGTATTTGTATTTGAATCAGACCATGAAGCAGGTTCTACATCTTTAGATACAGGAGAAAATTGGTTAGCAATTGCAGATGGTATAACAGGTACTGTTGACCTTTATAATTTAACAGATGATTCTTTTGAAGCTGAAGCAATAGATTTAGGAACAGTTACATCTGAGACTTTAGGTGCAGATAAATTACAATTTAATCGAGGGTCATCTGGAGTACTTGATACTATTGTACGTGATGATGGTTCATTTTTAGATGTAGATGGAGCTAGTAGTAATATTGATGGTATTAGAAAAGGGGATATAATTAGTTTAAATGGTGTTGATGATACAGCTAATAATTTTGCATCATTAAAAGTAAAAGATGTAGTTGCACTAACTATTACTTTAGACCATTCTGGAGAATTAATACAAGATGCAGATGAAAGTGGAACTCCTGTATTAACAAAAATGTTCCAAGCTGAATTCTATTATGCTAATGAAGGATTAAGAGTTGCAGATAGAGCTTTTGGAGAACAACTACAACCATATAAATATTTATATATTAAACGCTCACATTTTCATGGAACAAGTTCTGTTGATACATATGATAATTGGTTTTCAAAAGCTAATACATTAGCAGTTCCTAGTAACTTAACTATACATGCTTCTAATTATCCTAGTTCAGGTACTGGATTTGAATTTACATTAGCAAGTGGTAGTGTAAATACTGGCTCATGGAGAAGTGCTAAAACATATCAATTTGCATTATCTTTTATTTATGATGAAAGTGGTCAAGAATCATTATTATTTATACCATCATCTGCCAATACTTTTTCACCTACTGCTGATTTTAGTACCATGACTATAGAGTTAAGAGCTAAATCTGCATATGAACCTAGATTATCTGGTGCAAGAATATATTATAGAGAAAATGGAAGTGATGATCCATGGGGATTATTTACAGATATTAGCATGAGAGATGGTGCTAGAACTAAATTATCTAATATTTATAATCCATGGGAAAATGGTAGTGATGGTACAGAAGCTAAAATAAGTAATACTGCATTAATATCTACAGGTCCAAACTTAGAAACATACGAAATATTAAATGGCTTTGGACCTGATGAAACTAAAATTACAATTAGTGGTAACGGAGAAGGTTATAAAACTTCTGTAGTTGCTAACAAAAGAACATTTGTTGCTAATGTAAAAACATTAAATAATGATGGAGAGTTAGTTCAAATGAGAGACAGGATTATGTATAGTCCTGTAAATAAATTTGATACATTTCCAAGAAGTTATTTTGTTGATGTAGTTCAAGGTGATTCAGAAGAATATGTTAAGTTAGAAGAATATTCTGATAGATTATTAGCATTTAAACAAAAAAGATTATATATCATAAATATATCTGGTGCATCATCTTCTTGGTTTTTAGAAGATATAAAAGATTTTTGTGGTATATCACATCAAGGTGCATCTGTAAAAACAGAAGCTGGTATAGTATGGGCTAATGAGTATGGAGTATTTTTATATGATGGTCGTGGTGTAACTAATTTAATTAGAGGTAAAATAAAAGAATCTGAATGGGAATCATTTTTTGGTAAAGCTACTGCAGTAGGTTATAATCCTAAAAAATATTATGTAGTTATTTTAAATGATTCATTTGCTACTGCAAATAGTGGTACAGTTTATATATACGATTTTAGAACACAATCTTTTGTTAAAGGCACAGATGCATTTGACAATAGTGTAAACAGGTCTAATATGGTTACTGATTGGAATGGTAATATGTTAGTTGCATATTCTAATAAACTTAGAACTGAGCCTACAATAGATAGAGTTCTTTCTACATGGAATAGTTTAGAGAATAGAGTTTGGCAATCATCTAGTGATAACATAGTAGTAAAAGAATGGTCTGATAATCCAAGAGCTGTAGCTAGTGGTAAATTTAGTATAGCTACAAAAGATTTTGATTTAGGAATACCTGCAAAAGCAAAAAAATTATATGCAGTTACAATTACCTATAAAAGTGATACTGCACAAACAAATCCAGTATTTTATGCAATAGATGGTTCTGATACTTT